GTGGAACTGAGTTTGGAGTTGGCAAGATGCCTAGGAAGAAAAAACACAATCTTCTTTCATATGACGAAGCTGCAAGCTTTTGTCCATATCCACCTGGAAGCACAGAAAAAATAATTGTTTTGGAAGCAAGATTATTTTATGGAATTGATCTATATCACTCTGGTGATAATACGATCCCAATAATTTCTAAAGATAAGAGAAATGCTGCCAAAGCAGAAGCCGAATCTTGTCCAGATGCGGAGATACATCTGGATGATGATGATTACTAGCGGTGGTCATATGGGTAGACTTGTTGTTTACCCTAAAAAGACATTGGTTTTTACCGAGGCCAATTAGTAACACACACCGCTAGTTTTTACTTTTTTTTAACGAAAGGGGAGTGTCATGGAAGATGAAATTACCATGATTGATCGAGAGTTGAGGCAGATAGTTGTTCCGAGTTTTTCGCCACCATGCAGTCTTAATGACGAGGCATCTGTGGAACCGCTAACCATAACAGGTGTTGTTAATGCTGACGAGCAGCTTTTGAAGTTTCTTTTGTTCAACGGCATATCTACCCATGCTATTGGGCAAAACAAGATGATGTCTATTACTAGCATAGATGACATCACTTCGGGCAGAGGATCGTATTCTGACACGATCATTAAAGTGAGAATGAAAATGGGCGACCTAAACACAGTTGTCTCTATTGAATTATCAAACGAGCAACTTGAAGAAATTGTAAGGATTGGACTTCGCACTCAGTTTGGGCCAAATGTAGAAGCAGTCAAAGTGGTAACTTTATACCACGGATTAAAGAAGTACGAATTGGAAGTAACTTTTAAGGGAAGGGGTTAACATGAAAATTGGGAAACCTGTTGGTTTTGGTTTGACTAATAAGCCAAAGGCGGTTGTCTTTGGTGCGGAGGGTTCGGGTAAATCCACGATGGGCAGTAAGCTTTCTAAAGCTTTGTTCATTGATGTCGAGGGCGGTATTTCTGGCATTGATATTGATTGCGTGGCAATAAAAACATGGTCAGAATTTGTGGCTACGATCAAAGAAATCGTAACATCTACAGAGTTTGTTTATGAAAACATTGTCATCGATTCTCTAACCGCTTTGGAAAGATTGCTTCACCAGCACATCTGCCAAACATCTGGAGCATCATCAATCGTGCTAGCCTGTGGTGGGTATGGTAAAGGCCTTGTTGAGTCTGTAACTCAAATGTCTTTGCTGATAAATAGCCTTAATGCCAAGAAAGATTTGGGTGTTTACTTTTTGTGTCATTCAACAGTAAAGTCTGTCAATGATCCAACAAGAGGTGAATACGCAAGCTTTGGTGTGAGGGCTGATAAAGCCATGTCTGAATGGGTTACTTCTTGGGCTGATCTAATTGGCTTTGTTGAAATCGACCTGATGGTTGGTGACGATGGCAAGCCAATTATTAAAAAGGATGGTAATGAGGTTCGCAGAACCATTACTGTTACTCCGAGGGGCGGTTTGACTGCGAAATCAAGGATTCCAGGTGTGACTGGAACCATGACGGTTGATAGTTTTGTGTCTAAGATCAATGAAATCTTTTCTAAGAAGGGTAAGTAATTATGTCTGATGAATTTGAAATCTTTGGCCAAGATGAAGCGAAAGAGCTTTTAAAGGCTGATATTCTTCCCCCAGGGGAATATCCAGTAATTATCACTAAAGCGGAAGTCCGCACTAAGGATGACAAAAAATGGTTGTCTCTTGGTTGTCAGATCGATGCTCCACATGATATGCAGGGAAGGTACAAAACCTTCACGCTGTATATCAAAGACGGTCATCCTAATCCACAGGTATGTAGCATCCATGCTAAGTTAAGGCAGAGTCTTGATGCTGCTCTTGGATTAGATCGCATGACCCTGACAAACATCATTGGTCAGGCCTGTGTGGTTAAAATCAAAAACAGCGAAAAGAACGGTTCTACTTACGAAAATGTAGAAAAGTTCTTGAAAGCTGTCTAATCTTTGCTCATGTTGCACTTGGAAGCAACCGATAAGAAAGGTAAGGAGGTGCAACATGAGTAAACTTTTTTTGTTTTGTTTGTGTTTCTTGATTGGATGTCAGGGAACAAGGAATTCGATAGAAACAGGATTGTCAACACAGTTGATGTCTGACAGTCCTGTGATCGAAAAAATGGATGTAAATCTTAAGTTTAAAAAGGAGTGGTGACATGGAAGTTATTGCCAATATTTTTGAGTTACGAGCAGCGGTTGCAAATGCTTTTGGTGAAAAAAGTTTTATAGAAACTTTAGAACGCAGGGGAATGTATCGTTCACGAATCGCATCAGTTGTAGACACAGACTGGTCTACTGAAGATGGCCAGCTAATAGCAC